TGCATTGATACTTGTAATGGCAGCACTGTTTACGCTTGTTGCTGCACTTACTGCATTCAGTACAACATTGATGCTTGTAATAGCTGCTAAATTAACGCTTGTAAGAGCAGATACTGTAGCAATATTTGTATTGCTGTTTCCAATGCTTGTTGCTAGTGCAGAAGAGACAGCAGCAAGTTCTGCTGAAGTTGCATAATCGAATCCATCGATAACTGCATTGATACTTGTAATAGCTGCAGCGTTAACACTCGTAAGTGCAGATACTGTAGCTACTACAGAGTTAATGCTTGTAATAGCTGCAGCATTAACACTAGTCTGAACACTAACAGTACTTACGTTACTGTTGATTGTATCCGTTACTGTATTGATTGAGGTAATGGCTGCAAGATTTACAGATGTAAGAGCAGATACTGCAGCTACTTCAAGCTGAGTAGCAGCAGATGCTCCAGCAATTAGAACTGCTCCAGAAGCTGCTAAATTAGCTGCAGAAACATTCCCACTAAATGTTGCACCAGTACCGCTTACTTGAACAAGAAAAGAGGCTGCTCCATCTACATACAGACCAGTACTAACCGATACAGTGCCAAAAGTTTGATCTGCACTTACAGCAATTGTACCGCTTACAGGAATGCTGGAAGATACAGCACCATTAACTGTAATCTTGATGCCTTGTCCAGCTTCAATAGTTTTAACTGTACCACCTTCAGCAGAAGGTACGTTAGTTAAACCGGAACCGTCGCCAACAAAGAAAGCAGCAGATACAGTATCGGCAAATGTTGCAGATGTAGCTTTTATACCTGCCAGAGAAACTGTAATTCCAGAAGTACTAAGAGCAATAGTAGGATTGCCTTCAGTACCATCGGCATTACCGATTGCAATACCTGTACCTTCTGTAAGTGTTCTTCCATATACCGTTCCACCGCTGACTGCTACAATTCCAGTAGCACCTGTAAGGTCTGCTACTGCATTAAGTGTAGAAGCATTAGCTGTAAGAGTTACTCCGTTAAGCTGGAAAGTACCATTGATATTTACTGCAGACTGACTTAATTGAAGAGGAGAACTGGTGCCGTTTCCGTCTTGTACAGTTTGAACTGTGCTGGTAAGCCCTGCATTCCCACTTCCAATTTGAAGAAGCTGCTTATAAGTATCGGCAATTGTTTTAGCAGTTAATGTAGCCATTTTTTATACTGTATTCCAATAGTTGTCAAGGTCTTCCCAATTTATATCCGTATCCTCCCAAATCTTGTTTCTTTCTGCATATAGTGGAGGACGCGGGTCTTTAATAAATTCGTCATCTCTCAGTTTGGGTGTTTTATTCTGAGGATGGTTTTTAAGATCGTAAGCACCGTCAAAGTCTGTAGGACAAACTAAAAGACCGTAGCTGTTCTTTTTCATTACGCGATAAGGATATTCCCATCCACAAATATCGCATTGGGCTAATGCTCTTTTAGTGCTTGCCATTTTATTTTTCTTAAACTCTGTTAAGTCTAGGAACTATTTTCAGATTAGCTCTTTCTCTGTCTTCGTCCATTGCTCTAGCTAGACGTTCTTCGTATTCCTGTTTAATAAACTGGATTCTACCGCCTTCAATGCCAACTCTTTTCATTGACATAAAATAAGCTAACCCTGCTGTAAGGCAGGGATAAAATCTTCTTGAAATATCCGCTGTCTGTACTGCAGACTTGTTTACGTCCTGCAAGTATCTTACTTGTTCTACTTTAAGAGTATCTGTACTATTTTCTGGAATAGGCCAAAGGTGCATTGTAATGCTGTCTCTGTTTCTTCTGATAGCATACTGAGTAGGTCTTCCAGTCTGTCCCTTATTTGGAATACGAAGATACTCTTCCATTGAAATTCTATCTAGACCGATATCTGTATTGTCTCTGTTAACTACAACTTCTAAAGCATCAATAGTGCTGGAAGTAAGTTCGTATGCTGTAACGCTTGTAGTAAGAGAAACTACTGTAGTGTTAGCAGTCCAAAGAAGAATACCTCTATTTTGCCAGTCTTGAAGCAAAAGATTGATTGAACGACGAGCAGACTTAGGATCGTGTCCTAAAGTCTGTTCTCCTCCAATCATTTCCATAGCCTCTTGAATACATTCGTCAATATCCATAGACCAGTTATAGGTACCGCTAGTAGCCATAATAAATTACTTTTTACCCTTTTTAGCCATTGCGGCCATTTTCTTTGCGCCGTACTTTTTTCTGCCAATAGCTGCTGCTACTGCTGCAGGGTCTTTTACAGTACCCTTTTTAGCAATGCTTTTCTCTAGCATTTCAAAACGCTTGCCTGTACCTAATTTAGGCATAGCTTTCTTACTCTTTTTAGCTGGTGCTTTCATAACTTGTTGTCCTATGTTTGATCTGGTGATAGGCATATTTTACTTTCTTTTCAGTCCTCTTACAAGTTTTTGGCTTTTAGGAGGAGACTTCTTAGACCCTGAAGGCCCAGCCCAAAAGAACTTGTCAGCCCAATAAGCTGCACTTTGTGGACCTTTAGCAATGTTCTTTGCGTGTCTAGACTTAAAAGACTTTCTAGCTTCTGGAGAGTAGTTATGGCCCATCTTCTGATCGCCAAATCTGATAACCTTTACACCCTTACCGGAAGGAGATTTTACTGCTACTACTCCCTTTTTTGTTGGATGATCCGGTGTACGCTTAGGTTTGTTAAGACCTGAAAGACCATACTTCTTTAGTTTGTTACGATCTGAATCCGATAAAGCCATTTTTTTTTATTTCACTTTCCTATAACTTTTAACTTTTTTAGCTACTGATTTAGGCTGCTTTACAAACTGTTTACCCTTTTTAGTTCCTTCTCTTTTAGCTTTTGTAGTAGCTGCATACTCAGAAGAAGAAAGTGCTTTAATAGCTTTTTCCGGTAAATACCTTTCTCCTGTTTCAGCAGAAGGTTTACCGGACTTAGTACGCCATTTCTGTTTAGTCCAAGCTTTAAGACTTTTCTGAGATTTAGCTAAATTAGCCATTTTTTACTTGTACCCGCCGCCCTTTTTCTTGTATTCCGAAGCTAGTAGCTGTGCTTTTCTAGCCGACCACTGTCCTGCTTTACCACCTTTAGTGCCAGACTTGATCTGTTTAAAAAGACTTTTACGCATTTCAGGTTTAGTGTAGTTACCGGCTTCGTTTACTCTACTCTTTTGCTCTTGCTTTGCTACTACACCGCCAGTAGCTCTCTTTTTAGTTTTTACCTGCTTTTTACCTGCAGTACTTAAAGCAATAGCCACAGCTTGCTTTTGAGGTCTTCCTTCGTCTACCAGCATCTTGATATTCTTACTGATAGTCTTTTGGCTTTTACCCTTTTTAAGAGGCATACTACCGCATTACCTTTCCGCCGCCGCGCATTGCAGCACCGCAGCCTCTGCCGATCTTGCCGCCCTTAGCGTACTTCTTTACCTTACCGCCCCTTTTTAGTTTTCCTTCTCTAGCTTCTTTTTCTTCTGTTTTTGTGGGTTTACGCTTGTAAGTTTTTTCAGAAATTTTTTCTGGAGTTTCAGCAGGAGTGCCTTTAATATCTCTAATAGTATCCATGCGCCTAGTTGACATGGTTTTGCCCATAGAATCACTACCAGCGTATTCCTGTTTTAATGTTTCAGCAGGAATACCTAGTGCTTCTACAATTGCACCTCCAGCAATAGCTTCCGTTCCTTTTTTCTTTCTTTCAGCACGTTTTTGACGTTCTTTGCCAACACTAATACTATCAGTTTTTCTACCGGGTATATTAGTAGCTTTATCATCTATAGAATCATATACTTTTCGTAAAAGTTTGGCACCTGTAGTCAGAATTTTTGATGCGGCCATTTTTACATTTCTTTCTTTTTATAAGGGCCTTTACCATGACCCTTCATTGCAGCGCCACAACCAATACTGCCACCTTTAGCTTTCTTTACCATTGTAGGCTTACGCTTGGGCATTGGAACAGGCTTTTCTTTTGCTTGTTTAGGAGCAGAAAGTTCTTCTGGAACTGAAGTGGCATCGCCACCTAAAGGATTCTTTTTCATAATTTTTTTGTAATTTCCCTTCTTCTTTTTTCTTCTTTAATCAAAGAATTAATTTGAGTTAGCAATAAGAGGATTGTCAGCACCTGCAGGAGATGCTGGAGTTTGCATGTCGTCTCTTCTTGTACGTCTTGCCTGATTACGTTGAAGTTCCAGAAGAGATGCATATCTAGTTTCGAAAAACTGCGATACTTGATAATCCTTTTGAAACATCATAGCTTCAATCATTGAAGCGTTGAAAAGAAGATCGTAACAAAAATCCGTGAAATAATTTGTTTGAGTAGCTGATGTAAGTGTAGTAGGTCTAACAACATTTACTACAGTGCCGTCATAAGTAGAGGCTGGTGTAGGAGCTACTAAAATTGTAGTGTTATTACGCCTTGCATAATATTTTGGCTCTGCTGTTGAAGCACTTACAGGCCAATAGTCGTTAATAAATTCGTCTGTACGCATTAAAAGATTAATCTTGGAACTATTGCTTACAATGTTCACATTCTTGATTACTCTAGTGCCGGAAGGAAGCGTTACAAGATTGTTACCGGAAGAAACTGCTACTGAAGTATAAACTACTAAACCATAATCGTCCAAGTCCTTAACAAGTCTCTCTTCTGCTCTATTGACCATATTTGGAATATAGGAAATAAATTCGCTTGCGTCATTTTCGCAAGCAGAGATAATGTCATTGACAAGATCGTTATAGTTAGCCATAGAAAACGGCTACAGTAGCTGCAGAAGTTGGAGCAGAAACTTTAATAGTTCCTGTCATTCTTAAACCGGATTCTGGAAGAATAAGGTCCATTGCATCTGCTGCAGTGGTAAGAACGAACTTAATATTTGTGCCTGTTACATTGCCGTAAGAGTCAGTTGAAGTACCTGTAATGAGAAAGGTACCTACACCAGTTGCCTGTACTGCTCTAACTCTAGTATCTGAAATTGATACGCTGGCTACAGTATCTAGAACTGCACCGCTACCTGTAACAAATGCCTGTCGTAAATTTGATGCGCCTGAAGACATTTTTTTTAAATTCTCTTTCTTTTATTTTAATAAATAAGAAAAAAATAAACTTGTAGTGCTTGTTTGAAATATTATAGCACATTAAAGATTAAAAACAAAAGGTAGGACAAGATAAAAAATAGTTATTTTTTTTTATACTCGCCCTACCTAATGTTTAGTTACTAGGTGTTATAACCCTTTAGTTCCTTGATCTTATGAGGAACCGGAGGCACCATAGAAGCCGCGCCAATCGGACCAACCGAAGCTGTAACGCTCACGGGCCTTGAAGCGAAGGTTGCCAGTATCGAAATCTGGCTCCATCTTGGTCTGTAGTGGTGCACGAACGAACATCTTTGTGCCGTTTGGAGCATCGGTCTTGATGAACCAAGCGTTTGTGTCGGTAAAGCGACGATTAACAAAGAAGCCCTTTGGAACAAGACCCTGACTCTTGATTGCATTGATCTTGTTTGTGTTAGTGGCACCTACTGTAGTGTCAGTTGGATTGACACCGATTACAGTTGACATCTGGCTGTTGAGAATCTGATCTGCAGTAAAGACTAGATCGGAAGGAACGTGGAGTGAAACGGCCTGTAGACCGATTAGAATACCACGATCATCCTTAGCCTTTGAGATTGTAATCAGAGCAGTCTCAAGTGAGGATTCGCTAAGGTCAACTGCACCGAAAGTATTGGACTGATTGCCAGAACCGATAGTTGGGTGAGTAGCTGAGAATAGCGCGGCACCGTCGCCACCAAGATAAGAAGTGCTGAAGCCGTTGTTGAAAACGTCTGCAGCTTTTACCTGCTTGGTGTTTGCCATTGCACGGGCAAGACCGCGTGCACGAAGCTTTGCGAAAGTGTCATAGAGGTTGTCTTCCATAGCTTCTTCAGTGATGGCGAAAGCAAGGGCGACTGTCTCGTTGGTGTAACGAGCAGTATAGCCTTCCTGTGCGTCATCGTACTGAACTGCAGCACCTTCACCCTTTACAGGTGCAGTGCCGAAGCCGGAGAATAGAACTTCTTCTTCAAATGCACGATCAGACTGTTCAATGGCATATAGTGGCTCATGTTCGTTGTCCACTTCGCCATATTCCATACCGAATACTGCATTTAAACCGGGAAGAAGTTCTTTAGCAATGCTAGAACGATTAATAGCCATAGTTTATTACTCCTTCTTCCCTATTAGTTAACTGATGCGTCTGCAGAGATGTAGGCATCGACATGCTTGACGATACGAACTTCAAGCTTTGGATAAGCCCGCTCTGCTGCAACATCAATATCGTTGCCGGGTTCTGCAAGAACGGCAATTGGGCGAAGCATGCCAACGCCTGTGGTACGAGTACCTGCGTTGATACCGAAGCCTGACCGACCTGTTACAGTTGAACCTGCACCGAGAGTAACGTTAAAGTTTTGTGAATTGATGTCGCCAATTGAAACTGAGGCGTCAGCCTGTACAATGAATGTAGCGGCTGGATCGTCGATAACCATTGCGTAAGCATCGGTTGCTGACGTACCGGAAGGCCAATAAGCGGACCACTTTGGTTCGCCGTTAGCGACATAGCGGCAACCGACGAATACGCCCATTGCCTTTTCAGTTGTAGTTGTAAGGACGTTTACGTACCCTGCAGCATTGACGACAACGTCGCCAGTAAAGATATTTGAGGCGTAACCGCTAGCAATTGGGTATTCATTACCACCAGTGCTATTTGCAGCAGCGCCGCGCTTGCGTGAAGGGCGTAGACCGTCAAGTGCTTTTGTTGTAGTCATATTACACTTTCCTTTCTATCACATATTAAAATGAGAAGTTGATTGTTAAAAAAGCACATACACACTTGAATAATTCTCGGGTCTACAGCCTAAAAGTTAAAAGTAAGTATTAATCTTGAAACTTAGGTGTTTTCCCGCGACTAACTCGCGTGCGGCTTTGGTTTGAGATAGGCATACGAGAAGAGCTATCGCGCATTAACTGAGAGTTAACTGCTTGAACCATCTCTCTGCTCTGATTCTCATAGTATTCTTG